TAGCAAAATATATAGTCATTGGAATTTATAATTATTTTTTATGATATACATATAAAATTACCTGAATTTTATTTTGCAATAATTATATCATAGATAATAAAAAAAATGATAGCAAATAATATATGAATTTAAAAATATTATATATTATTTATTTTCAACTCATCATATATATACATAAATATATTCAAAATGTATAACAAGAATGATTATGATGAAGAAAACGATGAAATGAGAGCCATTAAAAATATCACCTTTATTACGTGGCTAGTCCTCTCTATAATAATGGCTATGGCGATCGTAATCAAGTCATCAGAAAATGGTTTGATCGCGACAGTTCTCAGCGTCATTACACTAGCTGTAATGATGATGATATCGCACGAACATATCAAAACTAAAAAATAAAAATATAATTTTATTTTTTTTATAATTTTATAAAACTAAAAATCAAATTAAATTAAATTAGGATACATAACTAACGCATTAAATATTAAAAAGAATTCTTATAAATAATTAAGTTGTTTTATATATTTTTATAATAATTATAAAAATTTAGTAGAACTATAAAATATGATGGCTATATATATGAATAAATTCTTATAATTGTATTTATAGAAATAAAATTATATAAAAATATATTTATTAAAATTTTGTTTTGTGATAACTACAATTCTATTAAATTTTTATTATTATTTTTTAATATATATATATATATATAAATATATTTAGCAGAATTTTATTTTAAGATGACTATACTTAATCAAAAAAATGACAGTAAATAATATATAAATATAAAATATATTTTATATCATTCATTTTAATTAATAAGTGATGTTGTCTTTTGTACTGCTCTTTATGGGAGTATGCATGTTAACAATCGTAATGAAAAATATTTTGAAGACAAACTTCGTCATTTTATTATTATTTTCAACAATGATATATATTAGTTGGATTTGTGTCATATGTTCAACTAACTACATAGTTCTGTCAATCATATTGACATTTGCACTCTCATATTATTTTTATATTGATATTTGAAACAACTTTAATTATAAAAAAAATGACAGTAAATAATATATAAATTTAAAAATATTATATATTAATTAACATAACAACAATGTTGAACGTTGTCATCTCTACCTTAACACTGCTATTTCAAATAATCATAGAAGGTGTCGAATGGCTACACCTGATCATCAAAACCTTATCAGTCTTGATACTGATAACAGTGTTCACAGCCTCATTTGTTGAACCCCATATGAGAATGGCGAAAATCAAGATACAATGTGACAAAGACATTGCAGAGTTGGTCACTTTCATTGCAGGTGGAACCAACCTAGCGCTTAACTTTGCGATCGCACAATCCGCCACTCAAAAATACTTCGTGGCAGAAACTCTTTGTCGTGTCGGAGAACACCAATATCCATGCATCTACCTACAATCCAGTATGAGCCTCTTACTGCACCTGATTTTAATCTTGATGTATGTGTACTTAGCGGAGTACATATTGAACCCCGATAAAGGTCTATATGTTAGATGCATTCTGTTCAAAAGATGATGGAAAGGTATCATTCAGGTGATGAGTAGACTATTTCATAAAGTCTACTTCCTGTGATTTAGTATTGCAGGGCCTGATTATAAACTTTAAAATTTCATTAAAAATCTGTTTTTCTATTTATATTTTAAATATATTGTCATACATAAAAATATTTAAGATTGTTCAATAATTTAAAATAGGAAGGTATGTATAAAACATCTAGGTTTCTATACATATTATAGATTGTTCAATAATTTAAAATAGGAAGGTATGTATAAAACATCTAGGTTTCTATGCATATTATAGTTAATAAAAAAATGACAGTAAATAATATATGAATTTAAAAATATTATATATTATTTATGAATATAACGGACGATGCTACTAGAGTTCCTACAAAATATCTCCATTTTAATAATGGTAATACTGATCGCCGTTTCCTTGTTTATAGAACCCTTCTTCCCGCCGAGTCCCAGAATCTCAAACCCTTACGAGAAAGAGCCGGTTGAGATTGTTGGATTTATCCTATGTTTAACGTTAGTAGTGTTAAACTTCGGATATGCACAATCAGTGAAAGAAAATTACTGTCATATGACAGTAGAGTACGATGGTATGTGTGGCATGAAACGCAATTCCCCTTGTAAAATAAAGTATGAATGCAACGACGTAATCTTTACGCTATGCATGTTGGGGAACCTAGTGTTCCCTTTCATATCGGGGACATACGTCTTTGTATACATCTTCTCCAAGAAATCAAGTCTATTTTATAGACTTTTCATATCGAAATAGAAATGAAAAGTCTATGAAATGAAATGGTATAATTCTGATGATGATGATGATGATGAGTAGACTACTTCATAAAGTCTACTTCTTGTGATTTAGTATTGCAGAGCCTGATTATAAACTTTAAAATTTCATTAAAAATCTGTTTTCTATTTATATTTTAAATATATTGTCATACAAAAAAAATTTGTATGAAATATATGTTATAATTTAAATTAGGAAGATATATATAAAATATCTAGGTTTCTATGCATATTATAGTTAATAAAAAAAATGACAGTAAATAATATGTGGATATATAAATATCATATATTATTTAAAAATTTGAGTACAATGATGAAGATTGAGGATGTAGTTTATGCACTATTCGTGCTGAAACTGATCAACATGTGCATAGTCTTTGTAGGTGTAGCTATCGCTATTTTACTCTTCTTATGGGCAGCATTACTATTAGTGTTATTCCTTCTCATAGCAATCTTACGATTCATAACAGAATCTTGTACGCCCTTGTTCATGAAATGTCAGAAAAAGTTGAAGTGAATACTTTAACTATTATAAACTTTAAAATTTCATTAAAAATCTGTTTTTCCATTTATATTTTAAATATATTGTCATACAAAAAAATTTGTATGAAATATATGTTTTTATAATTTAAAATAGGAAGGTATGTATAAAACATCTAGGTTTCTATACATAGTAAATAATATATAAATATATAAATATATAAATATTATATATTATTTAAAAATTTGAGTACAATGATGAAGATTGAGCATGTAGTTTATGCATTATACATGTTTCGACAGATCAACATTTGTATAATATTTGTAAGTGCAGCTATCGCCATTTTAGTCTCCTTGTGTGCAGGATTACTATTAGTGTTAATGCTTGTCATAGCAATCTTACAACTCATAACAGAATTTTGTACGTCCTTGTTCATGAAATGTCAGAAAAAGTTGAAGTGAATACTTTAACTATTATAAACTTTAAAATTTCATTAAAAATCTGTTTTTATAATTTAAAATAGGAAGGTATGTATAAAACATCTAGGTTTCTATACATATTATAGTTAATAAAAAAATGACGGTAAATAATATATAAATATAAAAATATTATATATTACTTAAAAATTTGAGTACAATAATGAATGAGTATATAATTTATGCACTATACGTGCAACAATTGATTAACTTCTGGATGGTCAAGATAAGTCTATCTATCATCAGATTAGTCTTGTTGTATCCAGTAGCTTCGCTATTAGTAATAATGATTGCCATAACAATATTGGGATTCATTACAGAACATTGGCGCTACTTGTTCATGAAATGTCAGAAAAAGTTGAAGTGAATATTTTAACTATTATAAACTTTAAAATTTCATTAAAAATCTGTTTTTCCATTTATTTTTAAAATAATCCCAATTTTTTTGAAATAAATCTTGAAAATTTTTACCACTTCCACCCCATTGATGTTGCATATAATTTTTTTGACAGAATCTATAATTTATTTTATTTAATTCTAATGATTGCATTGATAAATCAGTATCTTCAACCCAAAATTTTCCATAATAAGGGTCTAACCCAAATCCGAAATGAAAAAGATCTTTTCTAAAAGCTTGACAACATCCTGCAATATGATCTACAATATAGTCATTTTCATCATTGTCATCAATATCTTCTTGAGATCCAAAATCTAAATTTTTAATAAATGCACCAGATATACCAATGATTCCATATTTTTCATCATAAAGTAATGATATAATCCGATCAAAAAAAGAATTATTTATAAGATAAGCATCACAATCTAAACTAATAATAATATCTCCTATTGCTTCTTTAAATAATATGGAACGTCCTCCACATACTCCTAAATTTTCAGATAAAAAAATTAATTTAATTTTTTCATGATTTTCTTGAAATTTTTTAAGATATTCACATAAATATATATCACTATTATTATCTAATATTATCATTTCCTCAATATATTCATTATCTAAACATTTCAAGTAACTTTCTAGACAATGTATTGTTTTTTCTAATCTATTATATGTTAACATTAAAATACTTATTTTATTTTTCAAATATTTTCTACTAAATATATTATACAAGGTATGATGTTCAAATATAAAGTTTTCATTTAAATTTTTTAAATAATCATGACTATATGTATCCCATAAATGTATGCAATAATTATTTTTAATAATATTTTTATATTGATTTATATCATATGTTTCATTAAATAAAATTTTATGAATATCATACCATAATGGATAGAAGAAAGAATTATAATCTAATATTTTTATTTTATCATTATATATACTTGATAATAATAGTGGTTTTAATACACTATGTTCATCCCAATAGAAATCTCTTCCTGTTGACCTAAATGTTTTATATGTTTCTAACCATTTTTGTGCAAATTCGGATTGAGGTGCACTTAATATAACTGCATTACATAAACCATATGTATCTGTATTATCACAATTTGTTTGTTTTCCCATTACAAAATCATAATGTAATAAATCAGAAAAAGATTTTAAACATATTGTATCAATATCTAAATAAATACCACCATGTTCAATTAATTTTTGAAGTCTAATAACATCTGCTTGATGTGCATAATGATATAATTTATTACCATATATTTCCGTAGGAGGTATTATTTTAATAAGTGTTAAATATTCTTTTATTTTATTCCACCAATAACCGTATGGTTCGTTATAATAATAAAAATAAATTTTATCTGGTTTATTTAAATCATATACAGATTTTATAGATATATATTTATATAATTCAAATTCTTCATTTTGTTCTTTAAAACCATATATAAAATGAATAATATTTGGTATTTTTTGAGTATGTAATTGATTATTTTTTTTAATTTCTATCCATGATACAACTAATTCATTATTTACATAACTAATTGTACCTTTTATATCATTTATTTTACGATATATTATATTATTTATATGATCAATATAACAAATATCTGTCCAATCATTATGAATAAAATTAACCTCTTCTACAATATAATATATATTATCATTTTTAAAAGATATAAAAACTTCACATTCCCATTTATCCCATTGTACAAATAATTTATTTTTATTTAATGTAAAATTAGCATATTCGTCAATAATATTAAATCTATTTAATCTATTTGTACTAAAATCTAATGTCACATCATCTTTCCATTCATTATGTATAATTGTAATTTGTGTTATCATATAATAATTTATAATAAAATAAAAATATATTATAAACAATATATATATATATTTTATATATATTTTATATATATAGATTTATATTTATATATAGAATATATGGAATTAGAAATATTTTATAACACTTATAAATATTTTAATATTATTGAATTTAAATTATTCTATAATTTAACAGCTAATATGAAAATAATAGATATATTAACATATTATCAATTAAATAATATAAAAGATAATTTATTAGGTTCAATAAAAGATTTTTATATGAAATATCCAGATTTTGATTTATTATTTTATAAAAAATTTTATAATAATTTAAATTTTAAAAAAAATTATGAATATTTATTACATTATCATACCATTGGAATAAAAGAAGATTATATATCTTGTAATAAACAATTTAATGAAAAATTCTCTTATTTTAATACTAAAATATATAAATTATTTAATAATATTGATATTAAAGATGATGTAAAATGTAAAAGTTATTGGTATTATAATCATTTGCATTTAAATATAGTTTATTCTATTGAAAGTTTCTTAAAAATAAATTCTAATTTTATAAAATCTTTATATTGTGAGTTATATAATATTGATAATTTTGATGAAAATGCTTTGATATATTGGTATGAAAATAAAAATAATTTAATATATTCATATGAAACTTTTATAAATAATATAGATGATTTTGATTTTAATAAATTTGAAAAAAGTAGTAAGGATGAAATTATATATCATTATATTCATCGTGTTAAAAATAATATAAATTCTTTTACATTATCTTCCGTAAATAACATTTCAGAAGTTTTAATTGATTTAGAAAAATTACATAATACAAAATTAGAAAAGGGCATATCCTTAATAATTCGTGCAAAAAATGAAGAACTTAACATTAAATATTGTATTGAATCTGTAATAGATTTAGTAGATGAAATAATATTTGTAGATAATAATAGTACTGATAAAACATATGAATTTGTTGAAAAATACAGAAAAAAATATGATAAAATAAAATTATATAAATATAATATTAATGTTACAAAAGCTGGAAACGATCATTCAAATGCAATAAAAGATTTGAATAAAAATACATTGGGTACATTTTATAATTGGTGTTTATCTAAAGCAACAAAATATGTAGTATTTAAATGGGATGCAGATTTTATATGTATTCGGAATAATTTTATACAACTTGTTGATATTTATCATTTAAGAGAAAGAGAGGATACTTTTGCTATTTGGTTTACAGGAAAAACATTATTTGAAAATAAAAATATTTATTATATCAATGATAATTCATATTATGATGAATATAGAATATTTTCATATAAAAATAAATTTAAATGGTATGATGGAGATGTATGTGAATTTACGAATCCATATTTAGAGAGTTGTCCAAATAAATTTAAATATATATATCCTTTATTTTATGAAATAAAAAGAACATCTATAGATGAATTTAACGAACGTAGTTCATTACTTGATAGAAGAGATATAAATGATAATAATATAATTCATTCTTTAAAAAATAATACAGAAAATGATTTAATACATATTCATACAAAAATGTTATATAATAATAAAAAAATTGTATTATATACACCATCCTTAAGTTTTGGAGGTGGAAATCAATTTATTATAAATTTATATAATGTATTAAAATGTTTTGGATACAATATTAAAATAATACCAATAAATGATGAAAATATTGGACAACAAAAATTTACAAATATAATGAAAGAAGATATTATATTATCTGATTCTATATGTTTTATAAAAAATTTTAAACCAGATTTTATTTTCTTAAATTCTGTATTTCCATTAAATAATATAAATAATAATGATTATTTTACAAAAATTATTTTTGTAACCCATAGCGATGTTGCATATTCAAATTATTTTATTGAACATTATTATAAATTTTTTTATAGAATTATAACGGTGAATAATTATACTATTGAAAAATTATCAAAATTATTAAATATAGATAAAAATATATTTTATAAATTAACAAATTATATAAATATTTCTGAAAATAATTCTTACCATATAATTAAAAATAAAAAATTTGGAATTATTTCAAGATTTAGTGAAGACAAAAATATTCCAATGTTTATTATGTCATTAGTAGATATATTTAATAAATATCCTGATTATAAATGTTATTTTGTAGGTACACATTCAAATGATTATGATAATTATTTAAAATATTTATGTCAATATTTTAATATTATTAAAAATGTTATTTTTACAGGATATAAAGATAATGTTTTTGAATATTATAAATTGTTCGATTTTATTATTTTACCTTCTGTTTCAGAAGGATGTTCTTATAATATTATTGAATCAATGGCATTCGGAATACCAGTTATAACAAGTAATGTTGGAGGTAATAGTGAACTAATAAAAAATTATGTGAATGGAATATTATATGATTATAATGGAATAAAAGAATATGAAGAAAAAACAGTTTATATAAATAATTATAATAAACAATTGTCTATAATTGGTTATTTTATAAATAATAATAAATTAAATGATTTATATATAAATAATAGTCATTATAAAAATACAGAAGTTGTAATACCATTATTTATAAATTGTAAAAAATGTACTATATATAATTATAAATGTTCAATATGTATATATAAAGAGAATAAAATGAATATTTTTAATGAAAATATTAAAAATATAAATGATTCTATAATTGAAATGATAAAAATGGATATAAAAAAGATAGAACAAATACAAAAAAATAATATTGATTTTTTTAAAAAATATTTTAATAAAAATAAATATATAAATGAAATATTACAAATAGTAAATTAAATATATATAAAACTATATATAATATTACTGAGTAAATAATGACAAATATATTTCATTATATCTATGATATAGAAAAATCAGATTATGAAGATATTGAATTATATGTTTATTTTTCCATATTATCCATCATTCATATAAATAATCCAGAATATATATATTTTTATTATATAAAATTACCAAGTGGCAAATTATGGCATAATATTAAAGATAGATTACTATGTAAAAAGATGAATGATTATTCATCTAATATAAAAGAATATGAAGGTATACATATTGATAAATATACAATATTAATTAATCCAATTGATAAATCATTTAATTTTAGAAATTTAAATTATAATACATCATATGATAATATTTACAATATGATTTTTAAAGAAATCCATGATTATTCATTTGGTGATTATTTTCATATTATTAAAAACTGTTCTATTATACACCTTGAGAATAATAAAAAAAATTTATCTAAATTAAATTTGTATGATATTTTTAATAAAACAACTGTATTTAATTTATTGATACGATATATCATTACATGTAATTTTATGAAAAATGAAATATCTTATAATAATTTAAATAATCATCCAAAACTATTATTAATTAATAATATTGATAAAATTTATTGGATAAATTTAGAAAAATCATTATATAGAAAAAATAAAATGTTACAGATTTTAAATCATTTTAATATTGAAAATATTCGAATAAATGCTTTTGACGGTAGTGTAGAAGAAAATATTAATAGAAAATATTTTTATAGTTATAATAATATATATCCAAATTACAGTAATAAGGAATATGCAATATTACTATCTCATTTGACAGCATTGGAAACATATTTAAATTCAAATAATAATAAATTTGGTGTTGCATTAATATGTGAAGATGATTTGTCGTTAGATTTTATAAATTATTGGAATAATGATATTAAAACAATTATTCATAATGCTCCAGAAGATTGGGAAATAATAATGATTGGATATTTTTCATTAAATGTAAATAGGAAAAAATTATATGAAAAATGGAATAATGAATGGAGTGCATTATCTTATTTAGTGAATAAAAAGATACTAAATAAAATAAATAGATTAAAAATAAATGAGAAATGGATTTGTAATGAATATGATTTAATGGTTTCTGATAATTATATTTTTACAAAATTTAATACATATATTTATAAATATCCATATTTTACATTTCCAAATAATAATACTAGTACATTTCATGATGATCATTTAGATTATCATAATATATATAAATTATCAAATTATATTACTTTAGAAAATATTTATGATTTTTATTGTAAATCGTAAAATGTTTATAGATTTTAACACTTTTATATCACTTACCAATGAAGGTTTTGTTACAAATTTTGTGATGAATAAGTCCACCTTTGTCTTGTAAATTATTTTCATCATTCGGACGAAATAAAAAGACATGTAGGTATTGTATAAATATATCAAAATTTAAATTTTTCGTAGCTATCGTTTCTATAGAATAATGATAAAAATGATTATTTATATGATCTTTTATATTTTCTAAACATTCATTTACAGGAAGAGTATCAAACATATGGTCTAATTCATTTAGATTTAATAAGTTATATATATTATGTATTTTTATTATTAAACACATATCAACTTCTTCTCTATATGCGGATGGAAAGGACATAATATCTTGAATTAATCTTTCAAAAAAATTAGGAATATAAAATTTATCATTAATAAAATTTGGAATGTTGAAATTAAATCGTACATCATGTAAATACTTTGCATTAAAATCAGGTGAAGATTCAATAAATAATCGTTTTTCAATACTATAATATATATTCATTATTTCAAGAAGATCTGTATAATCTATATTACTAAGATTATCTTTCATAAATAACAAACCTTCATTTGTTAATTTTAAAAAACGTTTTTCATATAATTTTTTTTTTTCATCAATGAAAAAAAGATGACTTAAAAAATATTTTTGATAAATATTGTGTAAATTACGTTTTATATCTTTAACATATTTATACTTTTCTACATATTTTTCTATATACTTTTCTAAATACTCTTCTTCATGCTTTTCTACATGAATATATAATCTAATAATATTAGGAATATATACGATTTCTACTAATTCCGAAGGTATTTCAACAATATCAGACATTATATATTATTATATATTTCTATTTTAATTTGTTTATATTGTATTAGATTAATTTTTCAATAAAATTACTGTCATTTTTTTAATAATTAATTATTTTAATTTTTTTAGATTCATTCATATGACATGGTGGTATTAAACAATATTTACCATGAATTCTATTAACTTCTGAGTATGTTCTAAAATCTGTATTATGAACATGTATAGATATAATATCAAGAGATGGATTTGATACTATTAAACCAGATTCATTTGCAATATTTGCGAATATACTATCACAACCTAAAGTTCCGAATGAAAAATTTAATTTATTTAGATCTATGTTTAAAGGAGATTTAAATATCCAACAATCTTGTGAATCATCTCTCGGAATATCATATTTTTTAAAAATAAATACATTTTCATTTATATCTTCATCATATCTTAATAATGCATAAAAATTATTTCCAATATTATCTTTATTTATAAATGATAAAGATTTATCAAAATATATATCACTATTTGACAATATACATATTTCATCTTTTAAATAATTATTTATAAAAAATATTGCATCATTAAATTTTAATTTATAGTTAATATCTTTTGATATAATAACTTGAATAATTTTATTTTGATTATTATCAATAAAATCAAGATTATAGTTATTATTATTTAATAAATAAATTTTTTTTATATAATTATTTTCAATATTCTTTTTTAAACATTTTTTAATTTCCATATTTCTAACTTGATTTTTTGTAACATAATATGTAGTAATTAGATTCATGTTATATATTTATTATACTATTTAATTTTTTATATATATTATCTAAATATTTATTTTTATTAGATAATATATATATATATATATATAATAAACCGAAGTTTTTCAATCCAAATTTTAATATAAAGAAGTTGTTAAAGAAAATAATATAATGAAATCTTCTATAAAATTAGCACATATATTTATTCATTTTTTTAAAATTGGTGGTGGAGAATCATATTTGTCCAAATTTAATGAGTATAATACTATTTTTGAAGAAACAATATTTATAAATAAGAATTATAATCATATTTCTTTATTTCATTACAAATCAAATATTATATTATATAATAGTTATACGGAATTAAATAATATATTAAAAGATTATGATATTATAATTGATCATCAATTATATTGGTTTGAATTAGATATAACAAAAACTACATTTTTAAATATACCATATAATAAAATTATTCGAATTATACATGGTGTTCCAATTCATTTTATAGATATTACTCCATATAATTTTTATTATAGTATAGAATTATACAATGAAATAAATAGTCATTCAAGTTGGAATAATCATATAAAAATATATAATAATATTGGTGTAATGGTAAATAAGAAAGAATTAAAATTTGATGAAAATAATATAAAAGTTGCGATTGTTGGAAGAATGAATGAGGAAAAAATACCAAATATTTTTTTAAAATTATTAATACAATTTTTAAAATACTACAATAAGTATACTTTTCATTTTTATGGAGAAATAGATGAAAAATATAAAAATTATTTTCTAAATAAAATTAAAAATATTAAAAATATATGTTATAAAGGTATTATTGATCCATCTGATATTAAAAATATATATTTAAATAATGATATTCTTTTACATCCATCTAAAATGGAAGCAGGTGCAACAGTTGTTTTAGAAGCAATGTCTTATGGATTACCAATTATTTGTAGAAATACAAGTGGATTACAAAATGCTGTAGGAAAGAATGATTATAATTATTTGTGTAATAAGGAAGAGGAAATGTTGAAAAAATTATTATTAATAAATAATACAAATTATCATAAAATTTATGAAAATAATATATTAAAAATATTAAATGAAAACAATGAAAAAATACTATTTACAAATCTAATACATGAAATTAAATTCATATATGATTTTTCATTAAATAATGATGAAATACCAAATATCATACATTATGTATATGGATTAAAAAAACAAAGTGAAGAATTTTCATTTGTATATTATTTATCTATCTTATCTAATTATTTAATTAATAAACCACATGTTATTTATTTTCATTATCAATATTTACCTTATGGTAAATGGTGGGATGAAGCCAAAAAATATTTAAAACTGAATTATATTAATACAACAAATATTTATTGGGGTGAAAAAAAAATAATGAAATATGCACATAAAGCGGATAAAATACGTATGGAAATGTTATTAAAATATGGTGGTATTTATATGGATATAGATACTATAACATATAAACCTTATAAAGATTTATTGAAATATGATTTTGTAATAGGTATTCAAGAAGAAAATTATGGAATAGATAATATAACTTTATATTGTAATGCAATATTATTTTCAAAAAAAAATAATATATTTTTAAAAAAATGGATTGAAAAATATGAATATTATTTTAATCCAAATGGTTGGTGTGAAGCATCTATTCATTTACCATTTCATATATTTAATATGATAAGCAACGATGATAAAAAAAATATTAAAATTCTTGAAAAAGAATATTTTTATGATCCATCTTATCATGAAGTGGATAAAATATTTGAAAATAAAGGATTTATTCATAATAAATTATTAACACTCCATTTATGGAATTCATATAGTGAAAAATATTATAAAAATATAGAAGGTTTTGACTGGAGTAATAATAACGAATCTTTATATAGTTTATTAATGAAAAATATATTTATTTTAACTCTTTCATCAAAAATCTAAATGGACAAATATCATTTGATAGACAAATATAATTTGGTCGAAGAATAGTTCTACAATATGGACATAATAATAACTTAATAAAACATTTAAAACATACATAATTATTACATTTTTTACATGTTTGTATCAATTCTACAAAATCATAACAAATATTACATTTATTTATACATATGATAATTTTATTTAATTCACGTTTTTGAATTATATATTTTATAATAGATTTATGATTCATAAAATATCCTAATTTTTTCCCTCTAGAACATGTGTTAGATATTATCTTTATATCTATAATTTTAGATATAGATAAAATATAATTCATTACTTCATTACATAATTTGTTTGTTTCAAAATGTATAAAAGATATTTTGTCTTTATTGTATTTTACACCAACTGGTTTTGTAAGATAGACTAAAATTATTATTATTTTAAATAAAAATAAAATATAATTCATTAAATGTATAAAATCTATTTCGTCTTTAAAACCATCAATTATATTGTTTTTTAAAATCATCAGGTATCCTAAAATTCCGAGGAATTGTTGTATAGACAAAATTTATGATTATTAAAAAAATAACAGTAATTATTTTTCAATATAATTACTGTCATTTTTTTTATAATTAATTACATTAATTTGTATCTATATAATTATTATATTTACCGGGTTGATTTAACATACTTACAATAAATACAAGCATATTTTCTTGACCTCTAAAATCAAATAAAGT